TGCAAAACCATATAATGTTTTCATATGAGTTTTTTTGATAGCCAAACTTATCTAGCTGTGTCACCCTGGCGCATTTGTCGCACGTCTCTACCTTGTACTCTGCGACCATTTCACCATCTATAAAGAGCTTGCCCGTCATAGCTTTAAGGTTGATTAACTCCATTTGGCTACTCATACTTGAGGCGCCCAACCTGTAGAGGTTTGCATATACCAAACTGGCTCGCATTGAGTAGCCTTAGTCTTTTCTGTGCAGCTGTAATTACCCCATTTTTTATTTGTCTTGGTAGAAAATCCTTCACGCCAAACGCGGGCGCCGTGGATGCACTCCGGCTTAGCCTGTAGGTAAATACCGCCTAGCTCATTTTTAACTGCCTCTATAGTCTGTGCCACAGGCGTAGTAGCCCATAAATCCTCGCTTACAGGTGCCACGTCTTTAGTGCTAAGAGCTTCTACTTTTTCCATATCTTGTTTAGTACTGCGAGCAATACCGCCAGGAGTTAACAGGCCTAAAACTCTTCCGTAAACGGAAGTCACACAGTTTTCTACCCAAAAATGGAGGTTCACGCCTCGGTCACTACGTGCCTCATAGGCAAAATCAACAGCGCTAGGCTTTTCATCTTCATAGTTTTTATAGGCCTCAGCCTTAACAAGAATATAACCTTTTGTTATATCTATATCCTCTATGTATGCGACTAAGCGCAAAGTTGGAAACTCTTTACGTGCCCTGATAATGCGGGCGTTGACATCTTCGTATCCTTCTAAGAAATTACTCATCGCTTGGCCTCAGCTTCTTTTAGCGCCTTAGCAATATTACGGCCACGTAGGTAACCTTCACCCAGGCCAACTTTGTAGCCCATTTCATAAGCTGCGTAGATAAATAAGCCCATAAACAGGCAAACCATACCTACTACCATTAAATCTAAACTGTTCATCTTTCGCCCTTTGTTAAGGCCGATGAGCTACCTATCCGGGTAGCCCTCCCGGCGTGTGTAGTTAAAGTATGAACCTACCCACCGACAAAAGGCAACGCGACACGCCCTACTTAGATAATCTGTCCTCTAGCAACATCTCATAGATTTTATCCACGCGTAACTCAATACGCTCAACGCGCCCTACTAGGTTATGCCCGCCGTTGTTATCGGGCTTTAACTCAGCGAGGTAATACTTAACAAGATGGCGCACAAGCCCAGCCATAAGGCCCCCTAGCGTGGCTATCCCCAAAGCCATAGCTACATATGCCTGAGCTTGCGACATCCTACTTAGCCCCTATGCCTAATTGCTTCTCATTAGGTGCAATAGCTTTAAGTAATGGCCCAATGAGCCCAGCTAGAAAAGCATTAGCTAGTACTTTAGGGTCTGAAATGCCGGATAGATACAAGGCACCTACGCACGATAGAGCTGCACGTAAATAGGACAAGGCCGCTGCCTTAAATTGCTCTTTCATTTATTAGCTCGATTCTGCCCTTAGTTGATTTGTGTTAATACCGCTACGGTATGGGTACCGCTTGCGGCAATAGCATAAAGAGCCTCGCGGTCACCTACGGTTACCGTTAGCTTGTCTCCATTATCAAACTTATAGCCATTAGCTGTAGTTACATCTGACCCGCCTAGATAGATGGCACCTCCACCTAAGTTATGTAGGTTGGCGGTTTGGTCAAAGTTTGTAGCTGGCACTATTACGATGGCTGTAGTAGTTACGCTTACCTGTGCGCTAGTTGGCATTTTCTAATCCTAACTTAGTAATTAACGCCCTGACCTTTTCAGGGCTTAGTGCTATCTCAAAGTGCATCTCGTCTTTTCTAGTCCAATCTCCCCCCCAGGTCAGGCCATACTTTTTAGCCAGGGCTCTAATCATTGGCACCTTAGCTGCATCAAAGGTACCTACCTTGCCTAAAGGATGCTTTGAGGCATTAAGGTCTATGGCTGTGGCGCTACTGTGGTTACTAAGTTTACCTGGCACACCTCTTACGTCTCGGTAGCAGTAGCCCCAATCATCTAGCGCACCACCCTCTAACGGCTCTATTAACTCGTTAAACTCTTTAGCAAAGTTGATAAGTAAGGGCGCTACCTTTTCGGCGCAACGCAGTTTAAGGCTTGTGCCTTCTACTTTGTAAGACTTAACGCCTATCTCAGCCTGCTCTTTAGATGCTGGCCAGCCGTTGTAGCTAGTCTGACTCACTTTCCTAGTTTTAACCCTGCAGGAATTGGCTTTGAGTATTCCCACTTAGCAATATATTGGCCTAAACCGTCTGAATCATCACGCAGCAAGATTGAACCCATAGGCGGTCTAAAATCTTCCTCTGTTAATTCAGGATATGTAGTTGTTATCTGTGTAAATAAATCCATTTTTATGCTCCTAAGTATGCAACTGCAAATCGTGTTGCATTTGGTGTGTAATTGTTGCCCGTAACATCTGCGGCCGCACCTGTGGCTTGATAAACAAATAATTCTATGTAATCGCCTGCTGCCAATGAAAATTGTTGAGATATTTGAATGCAAGGTCTTGATGGCTGACCTGACCCCGCAACAGCAGCGGTGTAAGTAGTAATTAAATTGGAACCATTTTTATTAAAACCACCTTGCGTAGGATAACCAACTGAATTAACCATTGCTTGCATTGTTACCAAGTACTTTCCACCTTTGCCTGTTGGAATAGTTATTCTGCTTGTATTGCTTGATGTGCTATGAAATCCATCAGTATCATAATCTTCTGTATCAAAAAGGATTGTCACTTCTGAGGCATTTGCAATAGATTGAGCAACAGATTTAGTTAATGCGCAACCAACAAAAGCAGGCGTAGAGCTTGCAGGTGTAGCCCATTTTACTTTATAAGGGCTAACGGTTGTATCTGCGGTTAAGACTTGCGCGGTAGTACCTATTGGCAGATTATCGTAAGTGCCTGAACCCGTACCAACCACAATGTCACCCGCTGCAGTAATGGTTGTAGCCATATCGTTAGTAATAGTTACCGTGCCGCTTGTGCCACCGCCTGTAATACCTACGCCAGCGGTTACGCCTTCAATATCACCTGTAGCACCTGAGGCCACCCACGCTGCACCGTCGTAATACCACAGGCCGTTTGTGTCTTTTGTGTATGCAAACTGACCCTCTTGTGGTGAGGTAATAGCTGCGTTACGGGCTGCCGCTGAGGCAAATACCAAAACGCCTTGCATTAGGTAGCCGTTAGTGTCAGCTGCCGTAAGTACCTCGCCAGTAGTAAAGGTCTTAAAACCTAATCCAGCTGCCATAGTCCTATCTCCTTAATAACTTAATACGCCGCTGTCAAGCAAACCGTATATGGATGAGTCTAATATAAAGCCGTCAATAATCGGCTCTAAAGTGGTAAGTGTTGTTTTCCAGCTGTTAGGCGTAATGCTCATAGCTACGCCAAACACCTGCAAGGTCTTAGTGAGCGTTGATCCGCCAGGCTGGTTAGTTGTAATAGTTACAGGGTCAAAGTAATCCAGGCTAAGCGCTGCAATAATGCCTAAGTTGTAGTTATCGGTATAAAGGTCTAGCTGTATAGCATCGCAGCGGATGCTGGTCTCAGCCCTAGATGCAACGTATGCCTGTGCATAGTCCAGGGCCACGGCATCGGTTTGCATTAGCAGGTTTTGCTGGTTGTAGCTATGCACAAAATACTTATCTATGCTGGGTTGATTTATGGCCGTTTGAGTTGTGCCCCCTGTACGGGTAACGCTTGCTGAGTTGTAAACTAGCGTATCGTCAAGGCGCCACACCGCATTAAAGTAGCTAATATCTGTGCCGTTATCGTTAAATACTGTAGGCGTAGCCCCTGTACTGCCAGCCGTGACGTTACGATCTTGAAAGACAAACGAGCCAGCGGCATCCACATACAAGGCCCCATACTCGCTAATCTCCACCGTTTGCATAGCTGCAAGGCTTGTGCGGGCTGTGCCTGGGTCTGCCTGCATAGTGGTTAAACCTGCATCCACGTCACGCATAGAGACTGGCCAGTCAATAGCATCTAACAAGGCGTTAATCCTTGCACCGCTAAGCTGACCCGCTGAGGTGCCCGCTACGGTACTAATCTGTGCATTTTGTGCCAACCTAAAAGCATCTACTGCTTGGATCGTTGTATAAACCACGTCATTGGCGTTTTTAGGCGTAGTAGTTGTATAGCTAGTAATAAAGCCTGAAAAGATAGGGTAAGTAGTTGCCCCGTAGGTAGCCGTAATCTGCACCTTACGCATAGGCGTTAATAAGTTGTAATACGGCCCGCTTGGGTTTTGTGGGTTAAAATCGCCGTTTTGGTCAACGATACGCAGCGATAACGTGCCCGTTTGGAATTGGTCAGCCTGGGCGTTACGGCCTCTAATAGTTTGGATGCTATCCACTACGTTAGATACGTCCACAATAACGCTAGCGCTATCTGCTAATACGTTTGTGCCTAATATGCCGCTGTCTAAAATCATAGCCTGAGCAAAGCTAGGGCCAGTACTAAAGTTAATAACAGCGTGTACTGTAGGTACGGTCATACTGCTATAGCCCCTGCGTAGGTAGTTGTATAGCCTCTACGAGCTATCTCATTAAGGGCATTTTGCACGGCATCTACGATTATATTTTCATCGCCTATTACCCCAGCGGTTACGTTAATTACATTATTAGTGTAGTTACGATCTCTATTTTGGTTAGGGTTGAAGTCCACGCCTGCTACGGGTGCATTAAGGCTGTCAGGCATATCGCCACCTACGCCCAATACGTTAAGGTCATAGTTACGGTCTTTGTTTTGGTTTGGGTTAAAGGTAATGCCAGCATTGGACGTAGCTGCACCTAGCGTAGTCACGCCTGGGATAGTCAGCGTAGGGAACTTAAACTTTGCTAATAGGTCTAGTGCAGCTTGTAAGTTAGCCAGGTTAATTAGATCGGTTGACTTCATACCTGCTAAAACCCTGTTTATGTCTAGCAGTTTGGCATCTTGGCGCTGCAAAGCGCCTAATATCTTTAAGTCCTCGTTTAGTTTGGCTGTGGCCTTTACTATGGCTGCATCATCTTTTGAGGCTATGGCATCTTCCAAGTCAGCAATACTTTGCTTAACCTTTAGGCGCTGTACATCGTTGGCTATGCCCAAGATCTGTGCGCTAGTAGTAGCCTTGCCTAACGCCTCAGCCTGACCAATTAGGGCGGCGTTAAGTTGGATTTTGTCCATATCAAAAACATCTGTGCCTTTAGCCAGCGCCAAAGATGCTTTATCTAGAATTGCCTGAGACTTTTTATCTGCAAGGATTTTAGCCTGGGCCTTTTGCTGCTCTTTAGTAAGAGTTGTTATTTTCTTAGCGTTAGCAAGGGCTAAAGCATCGGCTGCCTTTTTGGAATTGTATGAGCTAAAAGTACCCGCGCCACTTGTCGCTTTGCGTTGGGCTGCATCGAGTGCATCAAACTCCTTGAATAACTTTTCAAGCTCTCCATACATCTTAAATAAGCCAGCGCCCGTAATAACATCTAAAACAGCTATAAAACGGCTAAAGCTAATAATGGCCTTACCTAAGGCTCCTGCTACTGACTCTATAAGGCTAAGAGTTTTTGGTAAACCGTCAGCTCCGCCTAGACTAGCAAGGGCAGTAACTAAATCTCTGCCTAATATCTCACTAGCGTTAGCCCCTGCTACTGTCAGTTTGTCTAACGATCCCGAGTAAGAGTCTGCAGCTAGTTGCGCTTGGCCACTACTGACCTCAGCTACCCTGGTTAAAATCTCCTCAAAGCTCATAGCTGCTAGCTCAGTTTTATTAAAGCCTAGCTGGTACTTCATTAAGCCGCGAGTATTACCCTGGTAGGCCTTTGATAAATCCGCCGTCACGCTCACAACGTCAACGCCACTCATAGCGCTAAGGTCAAGGGCTGTGCGTAGTAAATCCTGTGACTTAATATAATCGCCCGTACTGGTCAGTAACATCTGATAGGCAGGGCGTAGCTTGTCATCAAGTACGCCCGTTTGGCGCTCTAAGTCACTTATAAACTTTGTTACCGCTGGGTCAGCAAAGGCTAGCCCTAAATTATTAAGAGTTTTGCTTAGTACCTTAGCGGCTTTGTCATCGGCTGCAAAAGCCTTAACGGCCTGCATCGCACCTCTAGCGCCAAAAGCAATACCAAACGCCCCAGCTAAACCTTTAACGCTTTTAGTGAGTGACTTAGTAGCTGTCTCTGCCTTGCTAA